AAGGTGCCGACCAAGGAGTCCGACTACAAGGACACCTTCAAGAACTGTACGAAGATGGCCGACTACGCCATGATTCCCACCGCATGGGGCGGCGTCAGCGACGGCACGAAGGCGAAGCCGACCATCGCGCTCTCTTATGCGCTTCCAGAGAACATGGAGTACCACGGTATTAATTTCACCGTCAAGGGTACGGAGTTCAAATCGGGTAAGTACATCGTCGGTACGACGGAACTCGTACAGAGCGTGCTCGACGAGTTCGACGGCAACATGGAGAAGGCGACCAACAAATACGGCATCGGGTTTACGGCGACGCAGCTCGAAACACTGATGTCGGATGCGGGGTTGCAACTTCCGTTCAATGATCTCGAACCGGAGACCGAATACATGCTGCTCGTGCGCGGCCAGAATGTCCACGGTCTGACGTTCGAAACGCTGACCGCCACCACCGCGGTTCGTCCGCAGGGCAGCGCCGACTACGAGCGTTATATAGGCACTTGGACCGTGACCTCGACCTCGTCGGAATCGCCGACCGTGACGGTCTGCAGGCCCTTGGCCTCGATCTTCAGAAGCGCAATGTCGTTCATGCTGTCCGTGCCGACGATGGCGGCAGGGTATTCCTCGCCCGAATAGAACTGCACGACGACGGTCCCCTCGTCCGCATCCGCGACGACGTGGTGATTGGTGACGATATAGCCGTCCTCCGTCAGGACGAAGCCGCTGCCCGTGCATATGCCGGTCGTTTCCACGCCCCAGAGATCGGCTGTGACCTGCGTGGAAATGCCGCAGACCGCGCCGATGTTCATCTTATAGACCTGCGCCGGTGTAAGCGTCTTGTCGCCCTCGTTGGACTTGAGCGTTTCCGGCAGGGGCGTCCGTTCGAGCCGGTAGGCGGCATTGCTCTGCGATTCCGGCGCTGCGGGCTGCTCCTGCTCTACGGGCTGCTCGGCCATGACGCCGACAGAGGCATTCTTTTCCTGCTCGGCGAGGTTTTTCTGCCCAATGGCGTCGATGGTCTTCGTCAGCACGGAGCCGCCGACAGCCGCAACGATCGCCAGCGCGGCCAGCAGCGCCGCGATCTTGAGTCTGGTGTGCTTGCCGCTGCGCCGGATCTCCTCCTTGGCCTGCTCCAGCGGCGGCCGGGACGGCTCCTCGGGCGCGGGTTCAAAGCTGTAGTTCATCCAATTCAATAAACCTCCTGTGAGGCTGTCTCCAACTCCGACCTAATGGGTCAGTGATTGGAGGTATTTTCTGTTCTCCGTTCATATCTTTCTTTGTTATTAGCCATATACTTCTCTTACTTTCTCAATCCAATCCAAATAAGCCTGTCGCGCCTTTTGTTTGGCACACTGTTCCATTGAATCGGTAATAACATCACCGTTCTCTTCCATTTCCTCGCAAAAATGATCTACCCAACTAAACGGGTCATACTCAATAAATTCTTCTGTTCTACAGAACGGACAAGGAACATCTTCTCCCTTATCATAAAGATTACCATTCTCGTCACAGTAGTCTAAATCCTGTAAATTGCCATCGACACAACACGCATCTGGATAGCTTGCGCCCCAGTACGGAAACTGGGGACACGGTTTGTTACTTTCGCTCATATTTATTCTTATTACAAGCCTTTAAGCAGCTCTCCTTAAATCACGTAATTTCCTACTGGTAACTTCACAAAGAACTCTCGCCATTGTGACTTCTACTGCATTACCGATAAATTTCTTTTGATCGGCCTGTGTACCAATGAGAACGTAATCTTTCGGGAATCCCATTATCTGTTTTAATTCAGGGATTTTCAACATACGCATAAGTATATCTACTATCCCGTATATAGCCATAAACTCTTTGATCTTCCGAGTCATAGGACTATCCGTTTCGTATACTTCGATGATAACATCTCCCTCTTTCGTACAGACCAAATAAGGCGGCATCTTATCCATACGCGCAATAAGTGTAAAGCACGGATTATCGATATTACCACCAGCAGACATAAATTGAGGATTCATTAAGTAATGCCATTTCCTATTAGCTGTAATAACGGGTGCAGGATTATCTATACAATTACCAATATTTCCAAAATTTGTATTCATTATCCACGGGCGACAACTTATTAAATTATACTTCGGATTGGCTGTTAGCGCTCCTAACGGGCGGTTAATCCCAGCCGGTTTACTTTGACCGAATTGCTGATCCATAAACTGATATGATATAAGCCTCTGTTTAGGATTTGACAAAATAGCAGGCGCGGGATTGTTTATATCAGAATGTTGTCCTCCCCCAGAATAGTAATTCATAAAAAACGGGCTAACCAGTGATAACCTATCTTTCGTAAGCAATGTAGGGCACGGCGCATTAATATCCTTACCTGTATCATTAAAATTGTATGAGCAAAGAAAACGGGGATTTACATAAGTAAATCGATCTTTAGTCGGTATAGTTGGGCATGGCTTATCTATCCGGCTAACATTATCACCATTGCCATAGTATGCAGAAAGGAACTTTGCATTAATTAATGAATGATTATCTTTACATTTGATTGTATGTGCTGGCCCATCAACTGGAATATTTTTACTTTCAGGGTGCCCACTAAAATACTTAGAAATAAAATGGCAACCTACCTTTGCAAAACGATTATTCGTCGTAAGAACTCCACACGGTTCATCAACCGATTTACATGTATCTTGTGCCCTACAACTGTTATATCTGGAAAGGAAATGAGCTTGTACAATACCTAATCGACCTTGGCAACTCACTGTCGGGCATGGTTCGTCTATCCCAGGAGGAATATGTTTTCCTGTCTTCCCATTTATTGAATTATATTTCAGCAGCCATTTATCTCTACCGCCTGCAACAAATTTAATTAATCCTGCATAAATACGTTCTAGGGTTTTCTCGGACAAAGGCTTTTTTCGAGTGAAAATACTTGTACCTTCATCTTCAAAATCTAATACATCTTTAACGGGTTTCCATTTAGCAAGAGCGTTAAACATATCTTGTTTCCCTTCCTTGCAATGTGTTGGTACAGGGAAAATAATAGGTAAATTACCCTTTGCAAAGATCCCAAAAAAACGTTTTCGACTAGTGTACGCTCCATAATCAGCAGCATTCATAATCCGATAATCAAAGTTATATCCATAAGATTTTACACAACGTACCCAACGGGTATAGTCTTTGCCTTTATGCATGGAAATTGGTTTCCCGTTTTCATCCATAGGCCCCCATGACATAAATTCCTCTACATTTTCAATTTGAATATATGAAGGGTTCAAAGCCTCGATATAACGAAATAAGTGTTCAGCTAATGTCCGACTATCCGCATCTCTTGGCTGCCCTCCCTTCGCTTTACTAAAATTTGTACACTCCAATGATGCCCATAATATAAGGTGTGCATCTGGGTATATTTGTTTCATCCGTTGGGCGTGTGCAATCAAAGGAGAAAGCTCCAAAGTTCGGATATCTTCTGTAAAGTGTAATGCGTCCGGGTGGTTTGCAGCATGACTAGCTATGGCGTTTGCATCGTGATTTACGCAGGCAATCACTTTAGCACATTGTTCACCGTCCACTCTTGCAGATTCTACCCCGGTAGAAGTCCCACCAGCACCACAAAATAAGTCTATATATAACAAATTTAGATTATTCATTTTTTATCAATTATTAATCTGTAAATATTTCAGTTTCATCTAATACTGTTTCGGTCGTCTGTTTCCACATATTCCTAGCAACTTTATAATGATGTGGCAATACATATACTTCCGAAAAAGTATCACCCATAAGTTTAATTTTCTCGACCTTATAGGCAATATGATGATAGCCTAATAAATCAAGATAGTACTTTAACCTATTCTTCGACTCGGTTGTAATACCTAGCTTCATATATGATCTAGCTTCTTCTTCCGTATTTATCGATCCTTTTAATTGTACGTCCATGGCTCAAGATTAATTAAAAATAGGGTTCTTCCCCCCAATCTCTGTTTATTATACTATTGGTGCAGTGCCCGCAACAACATTTGTACACAACCTTACCGGCCAGTGTTATTTCA